ATCTATTGGTGCTGTCCCACGGATTGACACCTGCATCACGCATCATAGCCGCCCGCATTGCTCGTATCGCATTCTGCTGACGGTCTCCCTGAGACATCTCGAAGTCATACATGCCACCGTTACCCATCACCTGACCACGCATAGCCTGACGATAGATTTCCAGATACTTCTTCTGGCTTGTGAACATGTTCTTGACGGTATCATTGACCGCTTGTTGCTTCTGCGCTTCAGCGGCTCTTGTAGCCGTGACCTCGTCCATGCCCTTCTGTATCCACGCTTTTTTCTCGCGCTCAATCTGATTGAGCCGTTTCGTGAGCGAGTCAGCATAGATGTTGTCCAGGTATTCTGCTTTTTCTTTCTCGAATTGCTCGTATATCTTGGCCTTTTTCAACGATGCTTCCTGAGCGACAAGAGCCGGATCAGCACCTTTCTTGAGCGTGTCCTCTGCGGCCGTATCAACACCATAGAGCGATTTGCCCAAATCACTCATAGACATACTCGCAATGCTGCGCCGCAGAGCCTTATTCGCTTCACTGGCTTCTTTAGCGGCCGCTTTCATGGCCTTCTTGATATCGTCAGCAACATCAGCCCACACTTCAGCTTCATCTTTCCCCGCATCTATAGAAGCCTCGACTTTTTCCTTGATGGCCGCTAACTGTTCCTTCAACTTCTCGTTGGTCGTATTAGCCATCTCTTCTTCTAATTGCTTGTGGACATCTGCCGCTTGCTCTTCAAGCTTTTTGGATTCATCAGCATATTCTTTTAGTTGTGGCTGGATACTGGTTAAATAATTAAATGCCTCTTTTTGCTGTTGCTCAAATTGTTTTCGTTGGCCTGCGGCCTCCATTTCTTCCCAACTCTTACCACCAAGAAGCCAATTAAAGAACCTTGTCCCTAAAATTGTCGCATCTTCCATTAGTGACGAACCCAACAAGCCACCTGCCGCAGCACCTTTATAACCGCCGAATCGTCCGCCTATTGCTGCACCACCAACGCCACCAATAGTCGATGCAAGATTCAAGCCACCGCTACCACCATTGGCACGAATAATGGCTTCATCCTTGGATAATCCGGAGATATCATCCCATCCTTTTTTCATCGTACCCAACAAGGTAATGATGTTATTGATGGATGATGCAAGGCCGCCAAGGACATCGCCTGCAGCACTGCCAAACGCTTTGATAGAGTCCTTGTTATCCTTGATTTGTTGAGCAAACTCAGCAAACCCCTGCGTTATCTCAGGCATCAGTTCTTTGGCCACTGGCATCAGAGCCTGCCCTATGGCACCTGTGAGCTGGCCTGCCTGCATTTGCATAACCTGCCATTCGATATATAATTCATGGGCTTCCTTCGGATTTAACAAACCTGTAGCCTTCACACGAGAAGCAATCTCCATGTTAGTGGCATAGTCTTGTAGTAATGGGACAAGTGCTGCACCTCTAGCTCCTAACGCCTGTGTTACAAACTCTGCTTCACGACCCGCTTTGACCGCATTTTGATAGCCTTTTGCTAATTGCGCTAACTGCTGCGGAATAGGTAATAGTTTTCCTCCCGCATCTGTGAGTGTAAAATTAAACGCTTTCATAGCCTTTGACAACGAGTTTTGAGTTTTGGTCGTAGCCAGAGCCTCTTTATCCAGCCTTGCAAACAATGGTGTAACCGAATTGATATCTGTACCGGATAACTGGAAGACCTTCGATAACAGCGAAGCCTCTGTCGTCGTTGTATGAAGTCTGGTCGATAACTTATACAAGTCATTGCCAGCTTTCATCGCCTTGTCTGTCAAAGCAAATATGCCTGCTCCGGCAGATACTGCCGCAACGCCTGCCGTAATAGCCGCATTGAGTTTACTGATAGTATTAACCGTACCTGTGACCTTGCCTGTGACATTATTGAACCCATTAGCCAACGTTCCGAGCGCAGATGTCGATGCTGTGCTGGTCTTTGCCAGTTCCCCATTGACCTGTGCAATCTGAGCCTTGAGCCTTTCGATATCGCGCACCTGATAGAGCCGTTTTGTGTCGACACCACGAGTCAACGAGCTATCTTTGCCGTATGTCTTCTCGTTGGCCTGATAAGCCCGATTGAGCAGTTCCAGTTTCTTTTGCTGAACCGCCAATTCATCATTGAGAGCTTTCTCCCTTGCCTTGAGTGCTTCGACAGACTTGCCTGCCGCCTCCAGCCTGGTCACATCGATATCCGCCCGCAGCCGGATTTGATTCGCTTCACTGTTAAGGCGAGACATAGCCTGTTTGACTGTCTTGCCAGCCGTCTCAAATCCAAGTTCTAAGTCAGAGACATTCAGCCCCAACGACAAATAAAAAGAGTCTATCTCTGCCCCCATTGCATCCTTTTTCGCCATAATCTCACCTCACAATATGTCATCGATGTATGCTAAGTCTTTTCCGGCTTCAATCTTCTCCAGCACGCACAACTGGTCAAGAAGAAAAGCCAGGTCCGTTTCGTCAATCTCTTTTACTGTCCAGCCATAATCAGCCTGGTATTTGGCATATAGCTGCAACAGCATTTCATACGGAGTCAGAGTTACTGCTCCTCCTCCGCTTCTGCGTTTTTTGGTAACTTACGCAGTTTTTCGGTCGCGACACCGAGGATATACTTTGCCGCTTCAACATAGCCAGTCAGCACATCTGCCGGATCAATGTCGTCGATTGTCTCAAGGCCATACATTTCCGCAATGACTTTTGCGTGCTCGGCCATCAGCTTCGACATCGGCCACTCATCTTTTTCAACATTGTCGTATTCCGCAACCCGGAGCCACATTTTCATGGTCGGCTTCTGCAAAGTAACATCTTCGCCGTTCATCAGTTTCAGCTTGGGTAACTCTTTCATGCTTATCATTCTCCTATAAAAAAAGAGGCAGGTCTCCCCGCCTCCACCTCACTATCCTTACGATGCGGGCTGAGACTGCGTCGGAGTCCCTGCCGTAATCACGCCAGTACCAGTAACAGTCATGCTGCCCGGAGTATTGCCACCACCCGCAGACTTTTCTGTGATTGTAATGACCGCACCGGATGCCGTGACGTTGTAGATTGAGCTGATACTGGTCTTGCCAGCCAAAGCCGTTGCAAGATTGCCTGCGCTGGCCGCTGCATCCGCGCCAACGTTGAAGTCCGTCCCTGCTGTCAGCGTCTCAGTCCCGAAAGTGACCGTATCGGACGATGCGAAATTGGTGCTGACCGTATAAGTGTTACTGCCAGCGACTGCTGGAGTAGTAACAGGTTCCATAGCCGAATACCAGTTTGTGATAATCGTTGCGCTCTCGCTATTGTCACTGTCCGCAATGCGCTTCCACTCACCGTCATAGGTACGTGCGACAAAACGGCCTTCCAACTTCGGAGTCGTATATTCTACAGACTCGCCTTTGGTCTGCATGGTTTCCTGGGTCGGCGAGAACTTGCCTTTTAAGAGTTTCACATAACGAACTTTGTTGTTATGTTTATTGGCCTCAAAAGCCAGACCAACATACGGAGCATTGTCGGATGCCTTTGCCGACAATTCCTTGGTCGTCGAATCAATCGTGTGTCCCAACAGAGCCGCCAAATCTTCCAGCGGCATATCTGCCGTTTCCACCGTCACCGTGATTTCCGTCATGGACGAATCTGCCGCGAACGGAGCATCATCGCCATAGAGCGTGTTAAACGTCACGGACGGATTGATATCAACCTGAATCGCACCTGCAATCTTTTTCATCGCTCCATACGTTACTCCGGAGCTGGTGTCCGTGGTAAGAGGCGCGTAGTAAAGATTCTTCAAACCTACTGTTGCCATTCCAAACTCACTCCAATCCTATAATCTACAATCAAAACTTTTTGACCATCATCAATATACTGAGTCGTTTGGACTCGCATAAATCCCAATCCAGACATAATCCTGTTAATATGCCGATATATGACGTTATACTGGCCATCAAGCGTTATGACATGCAGTCTGATAGTTATCCTATGCGCGACCTCAATATCATCACCCACGACCGCAGGAACGTCCGATATCGGCGAATAAACAAGACAGGGATAGCGGGTACTCTTGTCACTTGGAGCCTGCAGGTGAAATACTGACTCATCACCATTAGCCAGCAAAGCTATAAGTGCTGAGTCGCTTGTCAAAGCTGAATAAACCTGAGCTTCCAGTTCCATTGTCTCCACGCTATCACCTCCCACTTCTTGCAGCATTGCGAACTGCTTCTGCAATACTGCGCCTTACACTATCTCGATTTGCTTCCATAGCCGGATATAGGAACGGCCTGTTTACTCTTGGCGAAAACTCTACAATCTGGCCATATAAATAACCGTCCTTAGACTTCGCATTTGCAGAAATCTTATAGACGGTTCCCTTTGCATTCGGTTCAGCTTTGATAGAGTCCTTCAAAGCACCAGGAGTGACATCTTTGGCCATATATACCCTGCCATTTTTCTTATGCCCTTCATATGTAGGACATCGGCTTTTCGCGTCTCTCACGACACTATCTGCGCCTTTCTTCAGCGCATCTTTGGCAGCTTCCAAGACATGATTGCCTAGCTCTTTTAGAGCCTGCTCTGTCTGCGCTGTGCTCATACTGCCGCGGGAAAAGCTCTTTGCCTTGTAATTATTGCGACGCCGCGCCATCCGGAACCACCTCCACACAATCAAGGACAGTCCATATTCTGCGAGACTCTGCATCAT